CGAGGAGTACGCCTCCATATACATAGTGTGTGCGTTGGTCTTAGTGAACTTGACCTCTTCGCGCATCTGATCGCGAAAATACTGTAGGGCTTGCTGCACCTGCGGCAGCTTTGACGCGGAATACGCGGTTTGAGCAGACTTATACCCAGCCGCCCTACCGGCAGCAGAGACAGTCATGCCGCTCGAAATCATTAGAACGAGCTTTTCTTGCTGCACAGTTAGCTCGCCAAGCTGCAATCCCATGTACGGAACGTGGGACTGGAACTCAGTGCGGCTCATGTCTTTGGTATCGCTAATGGATACGTCTTTGGACGCTTTCTCCAAACTGTTCCCTCATACCCTCGTCTTGGTAGATAAACACTGGTGCACGTGCACCCAGATCATCCAGCCCGATATTGACTACAAATTCATGCAGCGACAGGTGCGGTGGATCCATAAACATCACGAGTTCTTCAGCTAATGACGCGTCGTAAGCTAGAACTTCGACACCTGAGACGTAAGCAGTACCTAGAAGAGCGTCTTCTAGTCCCTCTATCGCAAGCATTTCGATCATTGTCATAGGCGAATATTAGCGTTACTAATAAATCTAATCAATAGACACATCGTGTATGTTTTTGACCCACCACCAAAACATGTCCATTGAGAGGGTGTGACGCATGATATTGATGCGGTAAGCAACCAGCTGTACGTTTTGAGGTGTATACCCTCGATCCGCATTGATGCGATCAATACTGGCGTTGAACTCTTTGTGACCGTTACCATCAATATGATGGGTCATGTTTACGCCTGATATAGCGCACTTACCGTCTTGCGACTCCCAGATATCAATTAGGTCTTCTGGTTCTAGGCACCATTCGTGCGTTTCTTTACGGGAGTACTTTAGTTTGGAGCACAGGCGTCTGAGGTACTGATCATACCCGGCGCTATATATTCGGTTGCGCGAAGTGGCCTTGCAAGAATTGCAGATACCACGCGCTCCGCCTTTCTTGTATTGCTCGTACTGCTCTGTTGGCAGATCACGCTTGCAGTTCTTGCAAGTCTTGGTACCCAAAGACCGTGCCCCCCGGTCATTAGTTGAGCTAATAATACGGGTCAGAAATTTTTTTGCAAAATTTATTTACGGATCGCTCACGCACTATCTCCCCTTGCCACCGTCGACCTACCCCTATCCCCGATCTCGCAACTGGAACCTTGTATCACGATTCACCTACGGAACCTTGTCTCCCAGTAACCCTCCTCGTTCCTCGTCGGCTATCAGTCATCTATATGTAATTAACAACACAGGATACACACACCATGACAACACTAATCATCCTCGTACTAGTCGCAGACATCATCTACATCACCATCAAGAAAGACCAACAAATCAAGCAAGCCTACAACCAAGGTTACACACAGAACATGGTCGACACATTAACCAAGGAGCACAAAGCATGAACCACGATTCACAACTCCAGATCCCCTTCAGCTCACTAGAGACCAACTACAACACACGCTACAAGTACACCGACTTCCAAGACCACTGCATCGACACGTGGTACGAGGCTCAAATCGACGCAATGCTAGAACCACACCAGAGCGAAGAGGAATACCACGACTGGCTAGAAGCACAAGCAGAGGATCAGTACTTCGACTTCTTAGACACACTAGACACATCCACCCCTCCCAACAGCTACGCAGCTGAACCACCAAGGAGCACATCATGATAATCAACCTACTAGCAGCAATCGGACTAGCAACAATCACCATCAACACCATCGAATTCACACTCGGCTTGCTTGAATCACGATCCAAGACCCGTGGTCCACGGTCTATGGCCACCAGACTCACGCCTCACGAATACAGTCTCAAGTTCCAACGTGCTGAGTGGGAGCGCAAGCGTCGCCTCCGACAGGGTGTGTGACATCACTTTTAGTGCGTGACACCACTATTTCCAACGTGTCACACACTTCTAAGTCTTTGTTTTATATACCTTTTACCTTACTTACTTACCCTGTGTGACACGTGTGACACCTCAACCAACTTAATACAGAAACACATCTATTTATTTAACAGTTTTGTTTTTCAACTTAACTTTTTTTACTTTTAGTGTCACACATGTCACACATTTACTGTTTATCCATACAAATCAATCACTTACATCAATTCTCGTGGTGTCACACATGCGTCACACATGCGTCACACATTGCGTCACGCACCACGAATCACGGAGCATAAACCATGTCAAACTGTCATTTTTGCAACGAACCAATAGCCGACAACTCATCCGCACATCGCAAATGTCTTCTTTGGGATGAACGAGACCACTACACCAATCGCCTTCAATGCTGGGACATAACCGGCAACGAAGAGCTATATCTCAACGACTTAATCGCAGGCATAGACAAAGAACTTGTCAGACTTGCTCACCAAGGACAAACCAATGCTTAAATTCATACTTTTAGTACTTTCCGTCTTCATATCTTTAATCGCAGCTGCACATACAGTCAGCTTCTTATCTCATGGCCAATACTTAGAAGCCATCATCACATTCTTCTACCTATTCTGCGGTACGTTCTTAACTGCCGCATTGATACAGCTCAAAACGACTCCTCATTCTTCGTCGTCGAGCAGTCGTAATTAATGTCATTCACAACACAGGACACACATCATGAACCAACAAGACTTTGACTTTGAAACACCTAAACAAGCTTTCTTATCTAAATCACGTGACTTCTTTAAACGATCTGCTCAATACGTAGCTGAAAACCCCGGTGACATCATCATGTTCGCCGTGGGTATCATGCTTCTTGATATTGACACCACACTAGAACAAATCGAAGAGCACGAAGAAATACAAACTGCCTATGACATCTGGGCTTACAAGACTCAAACAGGAGCTTAATCATGACTAACCCATTACCACTCAATTTCGAGTCAGACCATTGGGACTGGCTCGTAGACCACGAAGCACAACTCGCGGATCACGGTACACACGACGTGGACCTTGATTCTGTGCTTAATAATATTAGCTCTGCTAATACTAACAACCTAGAGGAAATTAACCATGCCTAATCAATCATTCATCAACCAAGCCTTTTATGCACTCTGTGACTACAAGGGCTTCAAAGGCGATACAGCAACATTCGTATCCAACCAACAAGCCCCTACTATCATCGAACAATACGTCGAAGGCTTTTTGACAGCTGTCGAATCCGAAGACGCAGTTGTTCACCGCCTATCAGTACTCGGCTCACTTCAAGACCTCATGAACAAGTGTTCATGGAACGCTCGCAAGTTGTTCAAAGCTAACGTCGCTAACAGCGACATGGACAACAACGGCGCACCTTGGGGTCTCGAAGCTTCTGAGCGCGTACGTCAACTCGTTGATGTAGACGCTTCTAACGACGAGCTAATCAAAATACTCGAATCTGACTTCGAGTCACTACAACTGGTACACACTATCCTCAGCCAACAAACAGGTATCGACACTCCACTCTATTACTTCGTAGAAACAGAGCGTCAACCTAACGGTGACTGGGTTGACGTTACCAACGCAACTACGTTCGACGACGCTATGACTGCAATGGACGCCATTGTAGACAAGCTCAACGAACAGTCTAAAGAAGACGTACGTCAATCCGTACGTGACGCACTAGGCAGTCTTAAGCAAGCCGCCTAACAACTCAGCCCCGTTGTTCATCTGAGCATCGGGGCTTTTTTATATCCACCACTCAAGAGGTATCACCTATGTTTCTAACTGGCTTCATTGCAGCTTGCGCAATCATATTCTTACTTCTCAAGTTCAACTTCCGTCGTGTACTACAACACGACATCGCAATCGACATCGGTGTAACCGTCATTCTCTGTGTCCTGTTCGCAGGCACATTCGCAGGCATGATGACCGGCCTTATGGCTGGCTGCATCATCTCCATCTTTCTCTACATCAGCAAAAAAACTGTCGGCTACGAGAAATTTGGAATCATCAAGACCGACAGTTTTCCATACCGCAAGTTTGGTTGGACTTATGTACCACCCAACCA